AACTACAAGAGGAAATCTACAAAAGCATTTTTGCATTTGCTTCGATGTCAAAGACTGAGAAGGTGAATCACATTGATAAACTTCAGGAACTTCTAGAAGTTCAGAAGGTTCTTTACATGCGGTTGAGTCTCTCCGACGATCCAGAGGCAGTAAAGATGAAAGAGCAGATTATGGACTCTGCACTCATGATGGGTCTCCCTAAGGGGACTGATATGAATACCTTATTTGCCAACATGACTAAGATGATTTCTCTTATGAGAGACCAGCTTGACGCCACCGACCTGCCTTGATATGATAACGAGGTACACAAAAGCCAAATACGTACAAACACAACGAATCCTATGTCTTTCGCAAATCTCAAAAAGCAGTCCTCCCTCGGTTCTCTGACCTCTAAACTGGTCAAGGAAGTGGAGAAGATGAACAATATTGGTGGTGGCGGTGATGACCGTCTCTGGAAACCAGAACTGGACAAGACTGGTAATGGTTATGCCGTTATCCGTTTCCTTCCCGCACCTGATGGAGAAGATCTTCCTTGGGCAAAGATCTACACTCATGCTTTTCAAGGTCCTGGTGGTTGGTACATTGAAAACTCTTTGACCACACTCAACCAGAAGGATCCCGTTTCTGAATACAATCGCGAACTGTGGAACAGTGGTAGCGATAAGGACAAAGAGATTGTCCGCAAGCAGAAGCGTAAACTGTCTTACTACAGCAACATCTATGTTGTTAAGGATCCTACCAATCCTCAAAACGAAGGTAAAGTCTTCCTCTTCAAGTATGGTAAGAAGATCTTTGATAAGGTCATGGCAGCAATGCAACCTGAGTTTGAAGATGAAACTCCCATCAACCCATTTGACTTCTGGGGTGGTGCTAACTTCAAACTGAAGATTCGCAAAGTCGATGGTTACTGGAACTACGACAAGTCCGAGTTTGATCGTGCTGAGGCACTTCTTGATGATGACGACGCTCTGGAATCCCTCTGGAAGAAAGAGTATTCTCTGACTGAGATCGTTGCTCCTTCACAGTTCAAAGATTATGATACTCTGAAGAAGCGTCTTGACTCTGTTCTCGGTGCCAAACCTGCTTCTCGTCCTCGTTTCGATGAGGAGACTGATAATGAAGATACTGATCGCGGGTCATTCGCACCTGACTTCGGTTCTCGCAAGCAAGAGTCTGAACTTCCTCAAGACCTCAAGACTGAACTGAACAACCTCAGTAGTTCTTCTGCGAGCACTTCTGATGAAGATGAGGATGATGCCCTGTCTTATTTCCAACGTCTTGCCGACTCATGAAACTCGCACTTGCAGCACTTCTTCTTTTGTCCTCTGCTCTGCCTGCAGTAGCAGGTGGTCCTCATTACCGCTCTAGAGGTGGTTGGGCAGAAGAAGAGAAGTGCTACCGAAAGGAATATCGTGAAGAGTATGTTCCTGGTACTTCAAAATCTCCTGGTTATGTAAAAACATATCGGGAACGAGTTGAAGTTCCTTGTGAGCGTAAACCTCATACTCATTATGTTCCATCTGCTCCACCAAACGTGGGGAACACCAAAGATGACAACTCTTGTGTTGAGGGTTCTATTATCGGTGGTATTCTTGGTGGTGCCGCTGGTGGAACTCTAGCCACAAAGAAAAACTGGATCTGGTCAATCCCAGCAGGAGTTGTGAGTGGAGCAATGGTTGGTTGCCAAGTTGATGGTGGTTGATTAGAAACTGAATATTCTAAGGTTATCTCCTTTCTTCAAGGTTTTACTCACATACTGAGTAGAACCTTTTTTGTATTTGAGGAGTTTTCTCATGTCATCAAATACAAGGTTTAAGTATTCAGGTCTTAAGTATCTGATTCTTCTCTTCTCTTCTTGGAGTTTGGTTTCATATTCTTTATTGGTAACTTCATATGTGAAGTTTGTAGCAGTTCTTGGTTGAGAAACGTCGTAGAAAGATATAGAGTAATCTTGTGGTACACGAAGACCCTCTGGAACTATGATTGCTCCTGCTCCATCTCTTAACTCATTTGTTTCATAATGATGAACCGCTTCAATTTCTTCATATGATCCATACTTGTCTAAGAGATAGTTCTCAAAAGACTGCTGATTCAATGGCCATTCTTCATACACATTGATAATATTATTAGCAAGAAGAACTAACCAACCCAAGTCCTCATCTTCATAGATGTCATATGCAACATCATTAGGTTGTTGATCGGCAAAAATATTATAGTCAACGAAGTGTGTCAGATCATTGTAAACATCATCACGAAGTTTAACTCGTTTGAATAAGTTTTTAACAGTGATATAATCACCGATGTTCTTTGCACCAGCAACTCTGCTGATGTAATCGAAGTTTGGAACGTTAGAAAAGTAAGACATATCAGTAACCTATATCGTCGGGTGCTGGTGATGAGGTGCTTCCTGTTGGGTAACCCTCCGCATATTCTTCAGCGAATACAGGCTCAAGTTCTTGGAAACTCAAATCCATACGGTAAGCAGTCATAGTCTTTTTGCCATCATTAAAGGTTGAGTACGTTCCGCCAGGAGTGTAATCAACGCTCATTTGAAGGAGAGCACATTCTTTAAATCTGTTGATAGCACCATGCTCTTCACCACCTGCTTGCATAAATTTCACTCGGAATATATCAGGTGCTTTTAGAAAGATACCATTACTTCCACTCTTCACTGCCATTGACTGCTTAAGGGCTCTAATGATCTTTCTGACATTAGTTGCTTCACCTTCATCACGAGGAGACATAAAGAATGACAGTGAGAAAGGTCTCAGTTCTGGACCCTGAAAGAGCAACTCAAGGTTTGGGTTGGCGATTGCACCAGTTAATCTGGAGAGTAATCCTTGAGCACCTGATGCTTTCTGGAGTAACTGAGTTATGATTGCTTCTTTGACATCCTGCGCTGCTAGTGCATCTTTGATTGCCGCTGTAGCTCCAGTAAGATCTCCATCAGATGCTTGATCAGCAGCACCAGCAGCACCAACTTGCAGTGGATTCATCTCTTGCCCACTCCATTTGACCATATTCTGGTCTTTGATTCCTGCTTGGATTGGTAAGATTATAGTATTACCAATCTCAAAGTTTCTATCACTAAATCCAATGCTTCCTCCAACATTATTGAATGTCTTCTTTCCATACTTCAAAATAGTAATAGAAATACAATCTTGAGTACCCAGATCTATATCCGCAGGATATCTTAATCCAGAATAGTTTGCATCTTGGAAGAAATTATCTGCACCACCTTGAATGGTTATATTGCCAATATCCTCAAGACTTGGATTTGTTCCAGGCACTGCTGTAGATGGAGTATTTAAGAGTTCTTCTCTTTCACTTTGAGATCCATTATCTTCAACTTGTCCGATTCTTATATCATTTAAATCTTGTACGAGTTGACTAGTTGAGCTAGAAATCTCGCTTTCTATTTCATCTGCAATTGCTTCTGAATTATCTCCTTGACCAATGCCAGCAGAAATCTCAGGTCTACCAGCCAAGTTGTTTATTGAATCATCCTTTGATGGCTTCCATTGATATCCATCTTCTCTATTTGATGTAAATGTAGGACCAAGATCTCCATGTCGCCACCACTCCATATCACCGTTTTCGGTATTGACAATGACAAATCCATTGACAGTCTTTTTTGGATCACCGAAACTCAGTGGTACGTCTTTTGTAACCTGCGCCATATCTAGAGCACTTTGTGTAGTTATTTAGTGAGCATTTTTTCATAAGAGAGTTCTCTCATATAATCAATCTCTCCATGATAAACTCTGTGCAGTTGACCAACGATCTCTGCCCAAGTATAGGCTCTAGGTTTTCTCCAGTGATAGTTCATACCACGAAATCCCCATTGGAAGATATCAGTCACTGCGACCAATGGGTATTGATCGTAAGTAATATTTGGAGTCTTAGGAATATAAATGAAGGTATAATAAAGTCCAGTATCAGGAACAAGTTCTTGTTCCGTGAAAAGTTCTATAATATTTTCCATGATAAAGTCGGCATCATTTGAGTTGCCAACTCTTTCTCTAAGTTCAAGTGTTCGGTCTAACGCCATTGATTGACACCGAGTTCTTTTTCCGTTATGATCTTAAAGTTAATTCTATGATCTTTGCAGAACTCAACTGCTGCTTCCCACTTCGCTTGATTTACTGCCCAAGTCTTACTCTCATAGATGAAAGATTTGGTAACTCTCTTACCTTTCTTGGGTGGTCGAGTCTGCTTATCAGGTTTCACTTCAATCAAGTATGTTTTTGTTTCACCAGTGGTCTCTTTGACTTTGATTAAAAAGTCTGGATAGTAACGGTGAACTCTATTATCTAATGGAGAAACATAGGGGATAGCAACTTCTTCGCTTGCCCATTGTATAATGTTAGTGTTTAAGTCTGCCCAGTAACAAAATCTTCTTTCCCAAGAGGACCTACAAACGATATTGTTTGGGTTCCCAACATATTTGTTAGGATAAGAAGGTTTGTATTTGGACTTTATACTTTCTCCCATTTAGTGTATACATAATATATAAGTAAAACTATTTATAGATGGCAGTCCCAGCGCCAAGAAAACAAAGTATGAGTGCGTTGAAGTCTAAAATACTTCAACCATCTCTGACATCACATTATGAGGTTTATATACAAGCTCCACCAGAAGTAAACTCCACCCTCTCCCTTACAAATTCTGGTCCAGGACTTGATGTTGGAGGAAATAAACGAGAGGATAGACTTACTGTACCTTGTGCTGAAGCATCTCTTCCAGGAACTCGTGTGGCAACGCATGAGTTAAAGGATGATTATACGGGTGTTACACAAAAACACGCATATAGAAGATTATATGATGACTCAGCGAACTTTACTTTCTATGTGGATGCTGAAGAGTATTATGTAATCCGTTACTTTGAGGGATGGTTAAGTTGGATTCACCAGGAAAATTTTTCTGGTCCCGACAGACAAGTCTTCGCTCAAAACTTTAATCATAGAATGGCATTCCCCAGAAGTTATTATGCCACTGAACTGAGTATCACAAAGTTTGAAAGAGATTATAATATACAAAGTGGCAAACTAGTATATCAGTTTAGGGATGCTTTCCCGATAGGCATCTCTGCAATGCCCATGTCATATGACTCTTCGCAGTTAATGAAGTGTACGGTTGAGTTCCAGTTCAGCCGCTACATCGTAGACCGCTCAACGTAGTCTAAATATTCACACTGAAATTGTTTTATTAGGATATTATGCCCTTACCAAAGATTTCTACACCAACTTATGAACTTGAGTTGCCATCGACAGGAAAAAATATTAAGTACAGACCTTTCCTTGTAAGAGAAGAAAAACTCCTTGTCCTTGCAATGGAGTCGGAAGATACTAAACAAATCACTGAAGCAGTCAGAGAAGTTATCAAAAACTGCATTTCAACCAGAGGAATCAAAGTAGAAACTCTTCCTACTTTTGATATTGAGTATCTCTTTCTGAACATCAGAGGAAAGTCAGTAGGAGAAGATATTGAGGTCAACCTAATCTGCCCAGATGATGGAGTCACTCAGGTTCCAACTACTATTAACATTGATGATATCAAAGTTAGTAAGTCTGATGAACATGAATCTAAGATTGAACTTGATAAAAAAGTTTCAATGCAGATGAAGTATCCTTCTCTGGATGAGTTTATCAAGAACAACTTTGATCTCTCTGGTAATACAATGGAGCAATCTTTTGAACTGATTGCATCTTGTATTGATAGCATTTATGATGATGAGGAAGTTTGGAGTGCAGCAGATTGCACCAAGAAAGAACTTCTTGCATTCTTAGATCAACTCAACTCTGCTCAGTTTAAGAAGATTGAGAAGTTCTTTGAGACCATGCCGAAACTGAGTCACGAAGTAACTATCACTAATCCAAAAACAAAGGTAGAAAGCAAGGTTGTTCTTGAGGGATTATCAAGTTTTTTCGCCTAGGCATGTGCCATATGGATCTGGAGAACTACTATCGGACTAACTTTGCCTTGATCCAGTTCCATAAATATTCACTGACAGAGATTGAAAATATGATGCCTTGGGAACGTGATGTGTATGTTTCCATGTTGATCGATCATCTAGAAGAGGAAAAACTAAAGGCACAAGCGGCTAACGGTATCTAATGGCAAGTAAGGCAGAAAGATTAAGAAAGGCATACGAGTTCAAACTCGGAGCAGATCTTGCTGCTAAGTTAACGGATAGTCAACTCAAAATCTTATCTGCATACTACAACTCATTAGATGAGTCAGAACAGAGTGATATTGATAATAAGATCGCAATGGGTATGTCCAACGATCTTACTGACATGGCAAGATCCATGGCAGAAGAGAATGAAGAACCTGAAAGACCAGAAGAAAGTCCACCAGAGGGACCACCAGAAGACGAACTAGAACCAGAGGGTCCTTCTGGTGCGATCACTTTATATGAAGGTGTAAGAGAAACTGATCTTGTTGATGAGGATGTCAGCGAGACGATTCTCCGTGCTTTAGGATTAGAAGAAGTCTTTGATATTGATTACGGTACATATAGAACTCTCTTAAAAGAGAGAATGATGGCAGATCGCATGGGTCAATCCATGGATTCTGCTGAAGCAGAGGCGATAACAGAAGAGTTCAAAAGAATTAAAGGGAAGGTAGGTCGCTTCCGTGTTAAGAAGCAAACTGTAGAAACGGGTGGTATCTCTGCTCCAGGTGGTGCAAACAGGGGAATGAAAAACTTCCTTGCACTAAAAGGTGCTGACACTGAACCAGAAACTCAAGCAGAACCCACTGAGAACTTTACAAAGACTAATAGTATTCTTGATGAGATTTTATCTACTATACAGAATCTCTTCAAGTTTGAACAAAGAAGAGATGCAAAAAATCAAAGAGATGCGGATAGAAAAAAGAAACAAGGCAGAGAAGATAAGTTAGAATCTGGATCGGGTATTGGTAAGGGTCTTGCAAAAGCAGCTTCAGCAATATTGAAACCCATACAGGGTCCACTTGAAGCAATCATAAACTTCTTGAAGTATACTTTCCTTACTTACATTGTAAAAAATTTATTCAAGTGGTTTGAAAATCCAGATAATCAAAAGAAACTAGAATCTATTGGAAGATTTCTTAAAGACTGGTGGCCAACATTAGTTGCGGCATATCTTTTATTTGGTAATAGGTTTTCTGGAGCAATACGCTTTCTTGGGAAAA